TGGTAAGCCTATCAATAACTGGGACTTCTTAACTAGAGCATTTAATATGTTTAGTCCTGTTACTTTGACACTAGAGCAAAGCGAAGGTAGACAGTTTTTATTTAACAGTGGTTATGACTTACGACTTTCTACATACTATGCTCCTGACAGCACTAACTTGACTGACACACCACGTATCAGATCATTGTTTCAAAAAGCTATAGGAGATCAGAATATTGAGCTTGAACTAAACAAGTTGGCAAAAGATCCAAAGGCTATCGCATCATTAGAACTTATGCGTAAAGATATACGTGATGGTAAACGGGCTCAGTATGATGCTCGTAACTACTGGCACAACGGTAAAATAGATCAAATATTCCAAAAAGCAAGACGTAAAGCTTGGGCATCTATAATGGAAATGCCAGAAGTGGCTGAAGTTATAGCCGAGCAAAAAGAAGCAAAACGTCAAAAGTATCTTAAAAAGGTACAGTCAAATGACCTCCTCAACATATACAAATAAATGGCAACAACATTCGTAGAATACACTGGGGATGGTAATGCGACTAAGCAGTTTACCTTCCCTTCATATCAATCTTCTGATGTTAAAGTCCGTGTAGATGGTGTACTTAAAACAGCAAGTACACACTACAATATTACTAGCTATACTACTACAGGTGGCGGTAATGTAGTCTTTACATCAGGTAATATACCATCCAGCCCAGCTAACATACGAATATATCGTGATACTAATGTAGATACAGCCAAGGCTACATATACAGCAGGGTCATCCGTAAAAGCAGCTGACTTAAATAATAACCACACCCAACTACTATACAGATCACAAGAAGAGCAGATACCTAATCTTATACACACGTATGATATAGATACTGCTGCTATAGAAACTTCTAATCTAAAAGACGCTAGCGTTACTACTGCTAAGATAGTTGACAGTAACGTGACTACAGCTAAGATAGCTGATCTTAATGTGACTACAGCTAAACTAGCAGCAGATGCAGTCAATGGTTCTAAGATAGCAGACGACAGTATAGATTCTGAACATTATGTAGACGGATCTATTGATACAGCTCACATTGCAGATCTTCAGATTACAACTGCTAAAATAGCAAACGGTGCGATTACTGATGCTAAGATTGCTGGTGGCTCTCTCGATAATAGATATTACACAGAAACAGAACTAGACGCTGGTCAGTTAGATAACAGATATTATACAGAAGCAGAGGCTGACGCTAGATTTTATAATTTAGCTAGTGCTGAAGAAATACAGTCTGGAGAAACATGGGTAGCGGCAGATAATAAGGTTGCTACTACCGCAGCTATAGATGCTCGTATTATAGATTTAGTTGATGATGTAGGTGGGTTTGTAGCTATTGCAAACGAAACAAGTTTTCCTACAGCTAACCCTGATGTTAATAACGGAGCTGGTACTATTGTGTCAGTTAAGGCAGCATCAACTACTTTGACCCCAAGCGGAACTACAGTTACTATTGCAAACGGAGCTGGGTCTGGTAATACTGTTACTGTTACAGGAGTACCATCTGCCATAGCTTCGGGCTTTGGATTTTTAGTAGAGACAACTACTACATTACATACATATACATTTCATAGGCTTGTACCCAAAGCAACAGAGGTTACAACTGTAGCTGGTATAGCTAGTAATGTAACAACTGTAGCTGGTATTAGTTCAAACGTAACATCAGTTGCTGGTAACTCTTCTAATATAAATACCGTTGCTGGTTCGATATCAAACGTAAATACAGCAGCTACAAACATAGCAAGCATTAACAATGCGTCTGCTAACATATCTTCTGTAAACAACTTTGGTGACACATATCAAGTGGCATCTTCTAACCCATCAACAGATGGTGGTGGTAATGCACTAGCAGAAGGTGACTTATACTTTAACACTACTGCTAACGAACTAAAAGTTTATAATGGTGGTTCTTGGCAAGGTGGTGTTACAGCTAGTGGTAACTTTGCAGCTACAACTGGTAATACATTTACTGGAGATAACGTATATCAAGACAACGCTAAACTAAAACTTGGTACAGGATCAGATCTAGAAATCTTCCATAATGGTAGTAACTCTATAATCAATGATGCTGGTACAGGTAACTTACAAGTACAGACTGGTGGATCTACTAAATTAGAAATCACAAGTACAACAGCTGAGTTTGGTGCTGATGTAGATTTAAAAGCAAATAAAGTTACTACAACAACAACTAACGGTAATGTTAAGATAGAACCAAACGGCACAGGTGTTGTAGAAATACGTGGAGCCGGAGGAGCTGATGGTACACTACAGTTAAACTGTTCAGCACAAAGTCATGGTGTCAAAATTAAGTCACCAGCTCACAGTGCTGGAGCTAGTTATACACTTACACTTCCAGTTAACATAGTCAATGGTCAGTTTCTAAAGACTGATGCTAACGGAGTTCTTAGCTGGGCTGCTGTAGATCTTACAGCATTGAGTGCTAGTAACTTGACATCTGGTACTATTCCAGACGCAAGATTCCCTGCTACTTTACCAGCAGTTAGTGGTGCTAATCTTACTAACATAGCATCCGCAGAAGTATATGGTTTCAACACAAACGCGAGTGGCAACCTTATCGTAACAACTACAAACAAAGGTGCAGACAATATATCTGGTACAGCATATGCTGCATTTGAAGATGTATTATTTGCAGCATCAGGGTTTACTTTTAGTGTAAACGCAGACGGAAAATTAATCGCAACAATTTAAAATGGCAACAATAGATTTAGGCAAGATTAAACTTGTCTGGAGAGGCACATACAATAACTCAACTGCTTATGTAGTCGATGATCTTGTAGCATATACAGATTCTGGTGTCCTCTCTGCTTACATATGCGTAGCTAACTCAACAGGTAACGCCCCTTCTAGTGGTGGCACAGCCCATGCAAGTTGGAACTACGTAGCACAAGGTACAGCAGCAGAAACTAACGCTTCTATTCGTACAAAGGTAGAAGCTGCAACTGACAGTAATGTATTTACTGATGCTGACCACACAAAACTAAATGGCATAGAAGCTTCAGCTACTGCCGACCAAACAGGTTCTGAAATACTAGCTTTAATTAATAGTAGCAATATATCTACCTCTGGAACTCTTACAGATGGTAAAGGTAATGTCAGATCTATACCTTTAAATAGTCAATCTAGTGCATATACTTTAGTAGCTGCTGATGCTGGTAAAGCTGTATACATTTCATCAGGTGGTGTAACTATTCCAGCTTCAGTAATGGCTGCCGGTGATGCAGTAACAATTATTAACGATAGTGGATCATCACAGACACTTACTCAAGGTTCTGGCTTAAGTCTGTATAACACTGCTGATGCTACTACAGGTAATAGAACTTTAGCTGCTAGAGGAATGGCTACTGTATACTTTGCTGCTACAGCTACATCTTACATATCAGGTTCGGGGTTAACATAATGCAACAGATGTTCCTAGGTTTAGGTGCGAAAGTTGTACAACATACAGTAAGTGATGGAGATACTAACTTAAACGCATCTACTATTTTTGGTAGCGATTTTGCTGGGCCAGCTATGAAAATTCTTATTATATCTAGTGGACACGAAATCGGTGCAACAACTAGCACAAGTAATAGAGCAATAACTGTACCAGCTGGAATGGCGGGTACTCTAGAAATACGAAACGCTGGAACTATATCTGGATTCGGTGGTGCTGGTGGAGCCGGTGGAGCCGGCGGTTACGGTGGTGGAAGCACTGGAGCTTACTCAAACGGAAACCTTGGTTCTGATGGTACTGCTGGAAGTGCTGGTGGATCTGCAATTTATATTGCTAGTAATGGCGTAAAGATAACTAACACAGGAACTATCCGTGGCGGAGGCGGCGGTGGTGGCGGTGGCGACGGCGGAGATGGCGGCGGAGCTACCTTTATTGGTGGTGGTTATCACTGTTACTCTGGTCGAGGCGGCGACGCTGGTGCTGGTGGTAATGGTCAGGGCTATAATACAGCAGCTACAAACGGCTCTACTGGATCTGGTGGTGGAGCTAAAGAAGCTGGATCTGCAACTGGTATCGCTAAAGGATATCCCGGAGTTGTAGCTGGTAACGCTTGTACAGCAGCCGGAACTCAAGGTTCAAGAAACCCTTGGCAGTACTCACCTAACAGTTACTCTGTAGGTCAAACAGGTTTTACTGGTGGTAATGGTGGTGCTTTTGGGCAAGCTGGTTCTAACGGCGGCGGACAAGGTACAGTCGCAGCTGGTGGTGCAGCTGGTAAATACATAGAACTAGCTAGTGGTATCAGCCTTGACAACACACCATCTGGAACTTTACAAGGTACTGCACCATGACATATACCCTAACATCAGACGAATCAAAAGTAGCCCAATGTGGCTCTATTGATTATTCTAAATTTACAGATCCGAGCTTAGGTTGGTATAACATTGAGCTCATTAAATATGCAGATAATTACCCACAATTCTTTGCTAATGAAGAAGGTGTATCTTTTATTGTACAAGATGTTTTAGATTTAGGATATACTAAAGCACAAGCAAAAACAATAATAGAAAGCTTGACAACAAAAGGAGTGCTTATAAATACACCTTGGACTTTAGCTGACATGCAGTCATATGAGACAAGTGAGTTAAATCCTTATCTACAAACTCTTCTAGGCAAGCTTGAAACTATAGATGGTAATTGGATGTATTTTTTATCTGAACCTTATATAAATCATATTGCTGCTCAATAAATGTCTATTTTCACCCCTTTTTCAATCCCAATACTGTCTACAAAAGTAGATTATGACTTTTCTGAATTAAGAAAAGATACAAGATTTGTCTATAATAAAGGTCAAGATGGCCGTAGTTTTACAGAAGATAACTTTCGTATATTAGAATATTATCCTACACTTAAAAACTGTTTGTTAGATAAATCTTTTGAATATATTAAATCTATAGGATTAACTCAAGATTATACTGTTACAACCTCTTGGTTGACAAAGACGTGTAAAGGAGAGTCAATAATGGTGCATCGTCATCTTAATTGTCAGTTTAGTGGTGTTCTCTATTATGGAGAAGATTACACAAATGCTAATCCTTTAATTATGATTAATCCTACAGCTGAGTTAGATTATTTTGAACAACCTATAAGTCAGGGTAACGGTTTCTTTAGTAATTTTGAATCTTATCCGACTACAGGAATGTTAATTTTATTTCCAGCTTTTTTAAAACACTACGTAGACAAACACCAAGAAGATGTAACTAGACATTCATTGGCTTTTAATTTACATCCAACTGGAGTTATAGGTAGCGGAGATTCAAAAGTAGACGCAAGATGGCTATTATAATTCTTGATGACGTTTTACCAACACGTGAAGATTTAACAGATTTAATTGATAATAAGATTGATGGAGTTACTTGGTATGACTTACATCAAAATCACTCATATAAAAAATTTTGCACTTCAATATTAGATATAGCTAAAAATTACTACGATTTATCTGATGCTATTGGCTATGAGTTCTGGGGACACAACGGAACTACAACCGGATGGCATCAAGATAAAGACGAAATACTAGCGTCTAAAACAGGTAAGTTAAGCTTTCCTTTATGCTCAACTGTATACTATTTAGAAGTATCTAATCTTACTGGTGGAGAGCTTGTAATCGAAGATGACTTAGGAATCAAACCTAAAACTAACAGATTAGTTATATTTCCACCAGCTAAATTTCACGGAGTCAATCCGTTTGAAGGTAAAAGAGTGTCATTATTAATTAACCCTTGGAGCCACCCATTATGCAGCTAAACCAACATATTCAAGATTTTGTAAGAGTTTACGACGATATTTTATCTGAAGATTTGTGTGATAAAATAATTAAAGAATATCGAAATAACGAATACTTACCAGCAGAAACAGGGAACGGTCTGTCTCCTGAGAATAGAAATGTAGATGAAATACCTATATGTTTACCAGATCATTGTAATAATAATGAACGTTTAAGTATAGTTAAGTCTTTACATGAAGGTATGGAAAAAGTAATTAAACAGTATGAAGCAACTTTTTACCCATACTTCCATATAGACATGGATACTGGATTTCAACTTCTTAGATATAAAACAGGTCACTACTATAAAGAACATGTAGATACATTTAGACCAGTCATGGATCAGGCATTAATAAATGCGATTCTTGATATGAGATTAAAACCACAAGATTTATTAAAATTTCATGGGTCTGGACAAAGAGCTATATCATGTTCTATTTTATTAAATGATGAGTTTGAAGGAGGTCAATTAGGTTTTTGGAATAATACTTTTAAACCAATACAACGTAAAGGTACAATAGTAGTGTTTCCATCAAACTTTATGTATCCACATCAAGTTAGTGAAATAACAAAAGGTACTAGATACGCAATAGTCACTTGGCTAATTTAGGTATGGACTTACCTACAATAGTATTACCAAACACCTTACAACTAAAAACCCCTTCATTACCTCTCCCTACAGCAGATGTTCCCTCATATCAACCTTTGGTCGTACCTCCGAGCAATCTACGAAGACCCGAAGGTACAAAGGAGGTGCAAACAACCGACAACCCTCCACCAAAAATACACTTTCCGCCCTTACCTAGTATCACTTTACCATCGCAAGAAGTCCTAGTTGCTGCATCGGTTACTGCTGTAACTGCTGTAGCAGCTGCGACTGTTACACAACCTGTAATTAATGCGTTGAAAGATAAAATACAAAAGTTCTTACAAGGCAAGATAAACAAATGGAAACAAAACCGCCAGAAAAGAAAGGCATCCTCAAAAGAATCAAAGAGAATGTAGATGACCATGACGAACAGATGCAAATACTAGGAGCCATGGTGCGTCTAGGCGTAGTTATCTGGTCTGGTTTTATCATTACACT